CAATTTTTGTTAAATTTATATCTTTAATTTTATTAATTAAAGTATTCTTAATTAAGGATATATGATAATCTATTTTAGTATTGTTAATTCCGTTTAATTGAAGATTATCACCCATTGCAACAGATCTTAAATCTATTAATACCAATAATTTTTCTAAATTAGATAATTCTGATATTACTTCTTTATCTAAAATAGATTCATTTAAAATCCAGTTAAAACATTCATCCAAACCTACATCGTCATTATTTGTGGCGAATTTCAGCAATTCAAAATAATGTCTATTTTCCAATGGGGTATATTTTATTTCTTTCGCTAAAATTGGAAGAAATATTTTCGTGTAGAACTTCATGAAATTAGAATTTAACGCCGAAATAATTTTCGGGATCAACTTCGTAAGTATAGTTCTCAAACATCCATGAAACACGGCTTGTTGGTGCTTCTGTGGGCTCAGAATCGTACCTTAATACCCTATCTTCCACATCCAAAGGAACACACCCCTTAAATACATGCAATCTTTTTTGTGGTTTCATATCATATACATTTTTCTCTCGTGTGAATTCTTGTATACTAATTGTGCATTTTATAGAATTTTCTTCGCCTGTATTAATTAAACCTTTATAAGATGCCGCAATAATCCACGGACGAATTAATCCATCCACAAAATCCAAATTTGTTTCTAAAAATTCTATGCTTAATTTTCGATCACTCATTCCTAAGCGATCACTAGCAACAATACCCTTTAGATATCCTCCTGAATTTTCAATACCAATACCATTCACAGAAAATGATTCACGAGCAATCGTAACACCTTGTGCAAAATAAAGACCCAAGCCATCTAAATTTGGCTGAGTATTTTCATTTAATAATTTTTGCTGAACTCTAATTGGTATATAAAAAGAGTGTGCATCTATTTGCGTGTAATCTTTTATGATGCGAAATAATTGATCTGGATTACCGTATCCTCCCGCATCAGGAACAATGGCAACTGCCCATTGTGTGGTGAGTGGGACATTGTACGCCCACTCACCCCCCATCAAATCTAAGAAATTTTTTACTAAACTATTTTTAGTAATCTGAGCCATTCATTACCTATTTAGCGCAGGGACTAAATTAGAACCTAAAACAACACGATCAAAAAAGTGATAAGCAACAGAAGCGGTGAAATATTTTACAGCACCAGTACCATCAGCAATATCATATGAAATTTCACCAACACCACGAATGGAACAGCCAACTAGACGATATTGATATAATGCATCAAGATTTTTATCAAGTTGTAGAAGTGTAATAATGGAATTTGCGTTTGCAATCGAACCACCAGATTGTCCACTACCAGCAAGACCAAAGATATTTCCGAAAGTTCTGGTAGATTCGTTCATCAAAATTTCGCGGAGATATACATCTTCTGGGCAATAAAATTCAATTTCATATGCTTCAGAACCGGGAAATTCTACTGAACCGGGAATATTAAAATTCTGACCAGCATATTTTGCTGTTTGGTTAACAATATTACGTCCGGGCAATCTTGCAGTACGTGCATATACTAAATCAGTAGGTCTTAGAACAGCACCGTTATCAAAATTAATTGATTCTACACGGAAAAGATAATCCCTAGAAAAATCCCTTACTACTGCATTATTGAAAAAACTATTAATTGTTTGTTGTGGTACGTCCATATTATTAATTATTTATCTAAATGTGAATGAAATAATTAAGAATTCCATGCAAATAACATCATTCCACAATCCCAAATTCTCCTATAATCATTATCCATCATATTTTGTACTTCTGTTTTATTTTTATCAAAATTTTCTAAAAATTTGGGTTGATTATGCTTTTGAGCGGAAAATCTAGAGATTCTTTTTTCTTTTCTGACATAACAATAAGAAGGGGTAGTATTCTTAACGTAGTTAAAACCAATGTTTTTATAAGAACTCCCATTGCTATATCTCATATCAGCATACGATAAAATATTTTTTGGATTATATTTTTTGATGAACGATTTAAGGAGTTTAGATGCTCCTCCTACTACTGTGGTGTGTATCTTCGAACAAAATCTCAACATTTCCCATTCATAATTTTTATTAAACCTTGGTTTTCCAAAAGTCATCACAAATAATAATTCATTATTATATATCAATCCTAGTTTAATTTTAGAATTATCCATTCCCAACATATGATTATTATTTAAAAAGTCATTTTTGTCGGTTTCTGATAATTCAACTATATCACATTGTCTTGCATGTATTTTTGTACAAAGTCCCATTTTAGATCTTAAAATAGATTTCCATATTTCTTTCTTAGTCAAATTCATCCATTCTGTAGAGCAGATTTGTAATAATTGAATATTCTTGTCTTTTGTCAAATTATATTTTTTAAAATGTTCGAATTTCCTTTTTGATTCTAAATGAAAATTATCTGGAAAATTACTTCCAAATGAATGCCAAGCAGATCCATTGTATTCAATTGCTAAATTTTTTGATGGTATAAAAATATCTATTTCTCTTTTACTATCGTCGAATAATCTTTGATTTTCTAAAATATTCTCATTAATATAAATTTCTTTAATAAAATTTAAAACTGATTTTTCTTCGTGTGATATTCCGTGGGCCAAATAACATCCGCGACATACTATATGTTTCCAATCTCCATCTGAAATATCTCTTAAAAAGATCCCATTACAATTTTTACATTTTAAATTTATTTTATTGTTTCCGATACGTATTAGAGGATTTTTATCTAACATTTCAAATCCTTGTTCTTCTAAACGCTTTCTTATAATTTTATTGTGGTTAGCAGTATAAATATCAGAAGCCAAAGCATATGCACATTTATTGACTACACATACTTTGTAATATCCTAGAAAAAAATTTCTAAATGAAGTGTTTTCAATTTTGCATATTTCACATTTTTTACCGCGTATGTCATTTAGGATATCATAAATTCTTTGCGAGAATTTGTAATTACTATGATCCAATTCCATGTAATTAGTATATTCTATAATACTTCTCAACATATTTTTATGATCTTGTAAATCGGAAGTTCTGAAGAACATCCTGCAAGATCTAGATTCATTAGCCATATTAATTTTCATAGCTTCTACTCTGGTTTTTATGAAATTGACGACTTCTTCTTTTGGAACTATTTCTTGATTAGGTTCTTTTAAAAATTCTGCGAATGTTTTTTTGATATTATTTTTATAATTGACTAATCCCAATCCATCAGTTTTAAAATTTGGTAGCATCTTTCTAAAACAACGTCTACAAGCTTTCCTATATCCTTTTATATTTGATAGGAATTCTATTCGTTTTCCACACATGCACATTTTCTTTTCTACTACATCATTCAATATACAGAATATTCTTTCTGGGATTGAAGCCGTATCATCTAAAAACTGTGTATGTTTCGTCACTTCTTCGAGCATTTGATTTTTGAAATTCAGTTCTTTGGTAATTTTCATAGAACTCAACAATCCGTTTTTATCTAATAAATTATTATTAACATAATCGGACAATATTTGTTTAAAGGAAGTGACTTCTTGTATAGGCATATTAGTATTTATACCACATAATAAAAAAATGTGGGAGAAAATCTCCCACATTTTTATTTTTTTTATTTTTACTGTCCGATTAATTCGCTGAAATTAGCTCCAGTGGAAGTAGCATAGAAGTTCACTAAAATGAACTCTGCGGAACGTACTGGCTTGAGATAAATATCCACAACTAGTTCATTTTGATCAATTACTGAAAAATTGTTATTTCTTTTATCACAAACAATTTGGTAATCGTATAGACCTTGTGTATTTTTAGCCCTCTCAAAAATAGGAGTGAGTACAGAAATTACACGATTACGTGTGAACATTGTGTTCGGTTCGAACACGAAGTACTTTACAGTTTTCTTTGTGGCTTTTTCTAGGTATAAAAATAAGCGTCTGACATTGATGCGATCAAATGCACTAGGTTGGCGCAATAATGTTTTCTGACCAAAAATATTAAATCCGTCATTCGGAAAGAACGCGACTGGGTTCAAATTTTGTTTATATAACATATCGCGTTCCTTCTGTTTAGGAGTGATAGCCAATGCCAATGCATTCGTCACACGTCCGCGAGTGAAACCTGCTGGTGCATACCATGGCTCGAAATTACGATCAACATTTGCCATATCAGCAGCAGCGAATGGTGAGAAAGGAACCCAAATGTTCATTCCAGCATACATATCGTTAACTTTTACCCAGTTACCATATGTTGTGGCGAAACTTGTGTTTGCGGTTTCGAAAAGATGACGTAAAGGATTATAGATAGATTGTGAGAATGCCTTGGAATGATCAGACATTGTTAAATTATTTGCACCTGTTACGAAAATCTGACGTAAAGGATCTGCAATAAACATACAATCTTTACGGAGATTTTCACAGAAGTTTGCAAAAATTTGGAAGATTGCACTATAATTTTCTTTTACATTATAAACATCTTTACTTACAGTAGAGATTTCATTTTGAGTAATCGCTTGTAAACCTTCGAGTAATCCAGCAGATGTTTGTGTATCATCGAAATATCCAACTTCGTTTGCACATGCAGTTGCATAGATTGTACCTAGACCATTTTCTGCGACTAGATCAAGATCAAAGATTTCATCATTTTCAATCTTACGAAGAGTACGATCTAATTTGAGAGGAATTGATCCGAGATTTTTCCCAGCAGTGGTGAAAGTTGAGAAACTTCCAGCAGGGAAAAGAGCATCAGCATAATCAATAGCATTTTCGATTACTGGAACATCATTAAGATGGAAACCATATTTTGCATAATTTGATTCATTTGAAGCTTTTAATGCCTCGACCATATTATGTGAGAAAATACGAACTTGTTTTGTTGGTACTCCATCTGGATCTAACCATGAACCACTATCTTTACCATTGATATAGCGGTTGATGAAAGTAGTGATACTGTTGGAATTATTAACAACATTTTCGATGTAAAAAGAATTTGCAATTCCACCGTTTTGATTGTTTACTTGACGGTAGTAATCAAAAGAACCAGTTTGAGCTTCTTCAAAAGCGAAATCTAGTTTAACTGCATCTGGATTGTATGGGCTTGTGCGAAGTTTAAATAAACCAAATGATACTGTATCATCAAATTTATCAGTATTGATGTCTGGGAATTTATCAGAAACTTTTTCCAATGCTTCAGAAATGCTTCGGGAATTACGATTATTTCCAGAATCTTTTGATGCTGAAAGAGGGAAAGCAAGTTTAGTAGTTGGGAATTGGATGAATTGATTTACCGATTGTGTTCCCATGCCCATACCAGAAGCAGTAGAACCATTTGTATAAATTTTACGAATTGCTGTATGATCTGTGTTTGGTTGAAGATTGGTGTTATCGGCAAGACCAATATAATGTCCTTCCCAACGATTGTTGATCGTGGATTGAATTTTGTTCACAACAATTAATCCAGATTTTCCGAAATCAGCAACGGAATTAAATAATTGACTTCCAGACAAAGAACTTGTAGACCATGTGGAATTTGATGATGTAAATCCAGATCCATCGATCACACTTTGATATTCAGCTAGAGAAAGATCAAAGAATTTAGGAGCACCAATTACATAAGTACAACTCAATTGATTGAGATCTGTTGTAACCGTAGTTTTTGGTGAAGCTACAAAAGAAGCAGAAAGAGTTCTAATAGAACGTGCATCGGCACTTAGTGTGGGTGAAGAGAAATTTACATTATAATAAGAAGTAAATCCATTAATAAATGTTTGTCCTTGAGAAACTGTGTATAAATCATAACTGGTAATACCATTTGCTGTGAGCGAAGGAATATTGGCAGATAGAGTTACAGAAGCTGCAAGTTCATTTAAAACTTCAGTTCTTCCAGCAAATGCCGAAGCTGGAATTAGTGTGGTATTACGACTAACATAAATATTTTTATCTTCGACTACTGCTACTACTGGATATACGAGTGCTCCATAAGTAGAACCATATCCTTCACCAGTGCCATCACCATATGGCATACGACTAATGAAAAGATTTCCATTGGAACTATTTAAAATTTGGCGAGCACCATAATAGAAATAACGCTCGGCTGGATTTGTGGGAGTGCCATATACTTGTTCTAATTCTTGAGTAGAAGTAATTTGTAAAATTTCATCACATGGGCCTTTTGTTGCGAAACCAGTCATGAAAATATTAGTACCCGCTGGTAAAACAGGGGATAATGAGAGATCATGCTCGATGATTTCTACACCGGGAGATTGAATGCTTCTTGCCATATTGATATTTAGTTTTTTTCAACTAAAAAAATCATAACGGTAGCAAATTTGTTTCTATACGTCTAAAAGCGAACTCAAAAGTTGTCTCGATTTCAGCTCCATCTCTGTGGCTATATGATATTTCACCCAAAGACACAGGAAATGCTGATTTATATATCCATTGTATTACTTCATTGTGAAATTCATCACGAGCAGTTAATACGAAATCAGTAGAATATTTTCCCAGTCCTTTATCTTTTGGGGTTAATTCAGCTTCGTAAATACCACTTTTCTCATTTCTTAAAAGATCCAGCCATTTATGGATCACCCAATAATTCTTGAATTCATTATCAAATAGTGAAATTCACCGAAACAGGCTCGTAGGTTGGTTTGTTATGCGAAGAAACATAAACAGTACTCCCAGCATATCGTGCTTCTTCAGCAGGAATAATATTCTTGGGAACCACTGTACCATAAACAGAAAATTGCAATGTATCAATATCTACATGGGCATTTGCCCTTTGTAATTTTCTGTTTATTTTACGCAATTCTTCAGGAAGAAAAACAGTTAACGAAAACTTATCTTTCCTAGATTTGTTTAATAAAGTCTGATCGTAATGATTTCCCACCTATTATATTTAGTTAGAAACTAGAATTCACCGAATTTTGTCCAACCCATATTATGTAAATCTTCTAAATCAGGACTATCTGAATTTGCATTACTTCCCATAAAAGTTGGTAATGCATCTCCACCTATGCCGTCTTTTTCGTTTGTATAAAGAGACAATGGATTAAAATAATGCTTGATCCCATAATCAATTGATTTAATAATTGAAGGTTTGTTAAATTCGTCTTTTTCTACTACGTCAAAATATACATCTGCTAATTTCTCGTGTAAAATCATAAGAGCCCATGCAAATGACATAACCCTATCATCATGTGATCCGTGTTTTGCTCCCCATGTATTATTTCTTAACCTAACGAAATCTTTTAATTCCATCACAGTATTAATATCATTAATTTGAACAGATTTAACTGTGTTAACCCAGTATCTTTGGTTCATGATAGCATGATATTTTGTATTAGTATGTGATACGATACCGAGATTTGTGGATTTTTTATTGACAACCATATCAATACCCCAGTTTACGATATTATCATAATTAAAATCTCGTTTTAAATTATCCACAACTTGACCACCACAGTTATTACGTTCAATCATGGCATATGGATCACCCCAGTGTTGGAGAATTTCTCTTAATTTTGGTGTGAATTCCGATGGAGTAATCTTATTATTATGATAAATTGCGGCTTGAATAATTTTTTGTGGATCAGTAATATCTAAAATTTGAATTACCGAAGCATCTTTTCCTACTCCTTCTGAAATATCAACTCCCGCAACATATATGTGTGTTTCATTAGGCTTTTCCCAAACAAGATAACTACCATTTTCATAAACATACATGGGTTCCATGGTATGTCTTTTCATGGTATCGAACATTTCTAGATCTAATGCGGACTCTCCTACCTCATCGAACTGACAATTATGCGATACGATATTATTGGTATAATATTCATTAGTTTCTACGTTTAATAAATCATAAACGTCTAAAATTCCTGCTGGTTTTATCTCTACGATCTCATCATATCCATCAGAAGTTTTTATAAATTCTCCGATAGATAACTCATTCGAGAATTTAAAATCTCCATTTTTTGTTAAAACTCTATGATTTGTACTACACTTCAATGAAGTATTTTTAAGAATTAGCTCCAAGCATTCTTTTCTTAATTTTTGAATTCCTCCGAAAGATTTAAATCCAGAAGGAGTTAGAACTTTAAATTCTGTATAAGATAAATTGTAAAAATCACCAATAGTAATGGATTTTTCTTCTTTGTTATCAGATATTGTGATGAGAGTTTCTCCAGCGACACATTCAAATTCACGTCTGAAAATATTCTCGTCTCCCAAAGCAGCAATAGTTTCTCTTCTCCACTTTTCATCGCGATCTGGAACATCATTCCACAAAACTTTCATGTTTGACCAGTTATTAGTCTTTTTAATAGAACCGTCGTATAACTTATACAATAAACCAGACGTATCTTTTGGAGTGGACGCTACAATAATTTTAGATTTTTTGGAGGAAGAAATGATCGGATACACTGAAGACCAAAATTCTTCTAACATGTTACAATTATGAGAAATAATTGAATTGGTATAATATCTACCACCATCAACATCGGTTACATCATATGTGTCTTGATTTTTAGATTTTTTAACAGAAATTACTTTTTTAAATCCATTCTCAGAGTAAATTTTCTTATATCTAGACTTTTTAGCTAATGTAAAATCTCCAGAAATAGTCATCATTTCATGATCTTCACTGCAAATTAAATCAGTTCCGTCATCAAATATTATTTTTACACATTTAGTTTCTTCTTTCTTTATTACTCCAGAAAAAGACTTCCAGCCATTATCAGTTAAGATCTCCCAATTATCTGGATTTTCTTTATATATTTCGCTTATCTGTGCTTCTTTGTCTTCGTGTGTGTTTTTATTTTTAATTTTAATTTTGGTATCACCTCCCACACATTCGATGAAATCCATTTCGTCAACGAATAATAAGTTAGCACTACTACCACGACCAGCAGTACCAGTTGTGGTTGTTATACTTATACGAGATCCATTTTGTAATTCCAAAGATTCTAATCCATAATATGTAACTGGTGCTTTTAACCAGTTTGGAAGACCTTCGTATGCCACACGAATCCTACGAAAAATTTCTTTTGCGGTACTTTCTTTGTTGGCTACAAGCAAAATTCTTTGATCGTCTTGAAATATCGCCATCCACAGCATGAATATGGTTGCCAAAGTACTATTATGTGACAATATCCCATTTGAGAAAAATGTATGATTTTCTGAATCTACACTAAGATCATACATGTGTTCTGGCTCTGCGTCTAATTTTTCTACTCTAGCTATACTTTCCAAACCATTTTCTGTAATGATCTTATCTCCTATTTTTAGATCTTTTACATATATCTCTTCTCGGTTTTTGCCGATTACGATGTGTTCATCAGCGCATTGTAATTGAAAATTTTCAGTTTTTACTACCCAAACATCAAATTTTACTGTCTTGTGTACTTCTTGGACAGTCACCCATCCTTCGTCAGACCATATTTCGCAAGTATTAACTTTACGGGATTCTATGAATTTTTCACAACGTCTCTCTTTCTCGACAGTAGAAATATCAAAAATCTTTTCTATCGTAACCTCCTGTATTTCACCAGTTTTTTTATCACGAATCTTACATAAGTTGTTCATCGTTAGGCACTTACCTGTTTGTCTACTAAAAAGCATGATGCTAAAACGATTGTCTCTAATCATCCTTAATGCTCTTTTTTGATAAGGATGTAGTTTAATTTTCTGTTTACCTTCGTCCAACGAAATAATATAAAAATGATTTTCCGCGAAATGTAAGATATTTTCCTTACATTTTTTCAGATCCGCAATCATCTGTGGCGTCCACTCGAATTGCGCTTCTGTTGTGGGAAGCGCAGGATTATTCATGTAAATTTCTTTTTTCGGTTTTCTAGACATACTATTACTTAGTCAGAAAAAAATTAAAAAATTTCTATTTTTTTCGAAAAAATGAAACAAGATGCGCTAAATATTTTCATGAGCAACAAATCTCTGTTTGAAAAACTATTTGAAGAAGTAATGTCTGACGAAGCAGCCATTGGTATTTCACCTGAACAAGAAGGTGGTTCCGAAGAAGGTGGTTTTGGTGGTGAAGAAGAAGGTGGTTCTGAAGATGTGACCATCAGCATGGATCGCGAAACCGCACAAAAACTTCATGATCTTCTCGCTTCTGTACTTGGTGGTGACGTAGAAGCCGATGAGCAAATGGAAGGTGAAGAACCAAAAGAAAAAGAAGATACACTAGCTTTCGGAGATCAAGCTGACGAAGAAGAAGGTGATGATGAAGAAATGGAAGATGAAGATTCCGAAGAACAATCTTTCCGCGAATCACCAGAAGCAGAAACCGTAAAAGGTGGAAGTAAAGGCTCTGGTTACAAGCCATTTAATATCAAGCAAGGTGATCATCTTATGAAGAAAAGTTCCATGAAGGGACCCGGTATCCAAACCAAGAATTCCCTAGCTGGTGCTGCATCACAAACAACTCAAACAGCTCCAACCGCTCATTATATGAAGGCATCAACCTCTTATAAGGATGGTAAGGGTTCTGGAAACCAAGTTTCTGCGAACATCAAGAAGGGCGACGATCTTTTGACTCGTTAATCTCAAAGTAAATTTATTTAATAAAGGGGATTCTCGTTTAGAGAATCCCCTTTATTTTTGACTAAATATTACTATGATTTCATTTAAACAATTCTTCTTACAAGAATTTGTTAAACCCACAGAAAATTCTCATTTTCGTGGAACTTCAGCTCTTATGAGAGCAGGAGCACCTAGAACTGATAGAAAAACTGGTGAAGTTAAAAACACTGGAGTGAATACGGTTCCAGATTACATGAAATCTACCAGTCCAAATTACAAAGAAGAAATTTCCGCTGGTCCTATCACTCCACAACAAGCTTCTGAGTATTCTGTGAAATATGATATTAATTTAAATGAACTAGGAAATGTTCCAGTTCAGTTAGGTAATACTAAATCCAAAGCTGGAAAAGCAGTAAAACTTCAAAGAATTGGAAATCAATATTCCATAATTCACGTTTAATATGTATCCAGAAATCACTACTCCTTGCTATTTTTCTGGTGCTGGTAATGGCAGTCTTTGTTATGAATTATATGACAAAACAAGACTCCAGCCAGATATCGCTGTTATTGCAAATGTAGCTGATGAAGTGGTGAATAGTATGGGTCAAAAAGTTAATTATTATGTTAACACAACGACCACTACTTCAGCAGATTTAATTTATGGTGAACAGCCCACTGCTGTTTATCATGGACCAAAAGTAGTAAAAATGATTATAAATTTAACTGAAGCTAATCTAGCATTAAGTAAATTTGGATTTGTTGCGGACGATGATGTTGTGGCATACATGTCTTTTAATACTTTTATGAGAAGCATGTGTGGTGATAACATTTACACACAATTAAATCATTCTATCGAGCCTAAATCAGGTGATGTGTTTCAGATGACTGAATATGGTAGTGATCGTGTGGATGGGAGATCGGGAAATTATTTTCAAATCACAGAGAGAAAAGATCAAGAAGTTGGAAATAATATGAATCCGTTGGGTGGACATTACGGATGGCAGATCAAAGCAAAAAGAATGGAATACAGTTGGGAGCCGGGACTTCCACAGGAAACTGTTAATAATCAAACCACAGATGATACATTCTATGGAAAACTCACCAGTACTATTGCTGGAGAAGTTTCTTCTGTTCATAAATCCTACGAAGGATCTGCTGACCATGATAGTAAACATTTCGTTATTGATATGGGTTATAATGATACATCAGTTTATGGTACTTATGATCTTAGCGATAATGATTATGTTGTGCCATCCAAGGCTAAACATCTATTGGATGTTGCCGATAACGAATCTCTTCTCATTAGTATCAACGAAGAATTACAAATTCTCGAAGATCAACTCAAGAAAGAACACTTCATTCGTTACAATATCGATGCAGTGGATGGTGGTCAATTCTAAGCATAAACGCTCAAGAACACAGTATCACTTGATACCGAGCCGACATCATTTGTGGCTATGGCATAATAATAGCCAGTATCAGAAATCACAGCATTATTAATATAATAATTAGTTGCTGAAGCATCTGTTAATTCTCCATCTTTATACCATTGATACGTAATAGGTGCATCTCCACTAACTAACATATCCAATGATATTTGTGAACCTTTTTGTATTGTATACGATATTGGTTGAAGTGATATTGTTGGAAAATACTTTACATTTAATGTAGCCACGTCACTATTATAAGAATATTTGTGATTTCCTACTCTACAATAATAAACACCAGAATCATTTAATTGTAAATTGCTTAATGGTAAAGTATTTGTAGATGCGAACGGAATTAAAGTAGAATCTTTATACCATTGATAAGTTAATGTTCTGCTTCCTTTTAATTTTATATAAAATGTATAATCACTTCCAATTTGTTTATTCCCACCAATTGGTTGATATATAATTGTCGGCGCGACGTAAGAGATTACGTGTTTATATTCTCTAAAAAGCCAATTTTTAATAACCATTTTATGCGGTGAATATAGTTTGCCAAGTAGTACCATCCCAAACAACCTGCACATGTGCATTGGCATTTCCATTAAGAGTAGAACCTAATGCTATGGGAGTTCCAGTCGAATTATTAATGTGAACAATACGATTTCCAGCAGTACTAACATTTTTAAAATAATATAACATTCCAATGTAATCAGAACTTCCTGCTGGAAGATTAAAATTAACAGTACCTGCACCTGTTACATTAATAAACCAATAAGAAGGCGAATTTACCGTCATTGTAATGGTTTGAGGAGCAGATAAAGACACTGAAGAAATCGAAACATGAATAGTATGGAATACATATAATTTATGTGTTGATAAAGAATCAACCACATTCAAAGTACTTGCTGAGAAATTTAAACTACTATTTCCAGAAAGCCAACTAGCCGAAGAAGCACAAACTGTATTATAAGTTGAATTCCAATTAGCACTGGTGGATGTCAACGAATTATAAGAACTATCCCAATTCGCAGAATTTATAGATACTAAATTATAAGTTGAATCCCAATTTGCTGATGTATTTAAAACACTACTATAAACAGATTCCCAGTTTGCACTGGTAGAAGTTAATACATTAAAAGAACTATCCCAATTAACAGATACAGAACACACAGTATTGTATGTTGAATCCCAGTTTGCACTGGTAGCAGTTAAAGAATTATATGAACTGTTCCAATTTGCGGATGTATTTAAAACAGAATTATAAACAGAATCCCAGTTTGCACTGGTAGCAGTTAAAGAATTATATGAACTGTTCCAATTTGCGGAATTAGAAGATACAATATTATAAGTTGAATCCCAATTTCCACTAGTAGAAGTCAAAGAATTATAAGAATTTGTCCATTTCGAAGATAAAGATCCTGCTGTATTATAAACAGAATTCCAATTTGCACTGGTGGATGTTAATGAATTATAGGCATTATTCCATTCTGAAGAAATACTGGAAACAGTATTATAAGTAGAATTCCAATTTCCGCTAGTGGCAGTCAGAGAATTATATGAGTTGTTCCAAAATCCAGAATTAGATTGTAATTCTAATATATTATTACTGTAGATATTCTTCGCTGAAATATCACCATAAACCGTAACTCCATTACTAGATATAAAAACCACAGTAGTTCCATCATTTTCAAAAGCTGCAATTGGATGATTCCCCAATTGATTTACAGTTAATGCAGTATCAATCCCATGATTAATTACAGAAAGTGAACTAGTGGTAATGAAATTAGTTTCAATTACGGAAACATCACCCAAAGCAGATAAATTTCCATTCACTAAAATATTTCCGTTAACAGTGAAATCGTTCTGAATATATCCACTTGATGCGCTGAGTAAATTTTCAACTTTTACGTCATTTGCATATACATAACTAACCGCAGAAATACTGTTTGTTGCTATGAATAAAGGAGATTTAGCATAGATTCCATTTTGGAAATCCATCGTCATTGTTCCGTTGCCGAAACCAGTCAATGCTCCATCACTAATGATAGTTTCAGTACCATCTCCAGAAATAAAATTTGTGTATGTTGTATCTCTTACGTAGACATTTTCACAAAAAACATCTCCATAAAAATTAGCAGATAATACATCGATTCCCAAACTTGAACTTAATGTACCATTAATTACAAAATCTCCCTGAAAAGGTTCGGCATGTGAAGCAATAGGATCTGTGCCACTGTCTGTGTATCCTACAGTAGGAGTAGAGTGGTGATTTTTTCTATGATGCTTATCGTGAAATCTCGCATTTCCTGCCATTCAATTATTTAGTGTTGTGTTAAATAATTGAGATGGCGGATACCACTTGTAATTTTTTTATAAACAGCGCATTTAATGCCAATTTTGATATTACATGGTCTTTTAAGTATGCCATGAATGGAACAAATGGTTCTTCGGGTGGGTTTTCTACTTTTTTATTCGGTAATTCAGCATTATCAGGAGGTGGAACATATACTGGAATGGGATATGCACCAAATAGTCCAGATGCTGGTGTATCAAATGGAAAAATAGGAGTTACATTTGATAGTACAAACACTATCAAAGTTTATGGTACTAATTTTATTCAAATTACATCTTTCCAGATGCCATCGTATATAGTTCCTCTTGTAAATCCCACAGATAATCACAACATAATAAGATTTAATTTTACAAATGTTCAGCAAACTTTAAAAATTGCTTATAAAAATAAAGAAACCAATCGATATATTACTTTTGCAACAGTACAAACTGGTATTTCTGGAAAAGATGACGATTATTATAAAGTAGGATTTGGATATTCCTCTCCTTTATCTGCTGGTGAAACCAAAGCTAGTTTTAAAATAAAAGACATACATGTTCAAGGAAATTCTTCTTATCCTAAAACGACATATAAGAAAAAACCAGACATAAAAGAAGACATAGAAACTTTCTACATATTACAAACTCCATTAAGTGGAGAATTATACATCGGAAAACCAGATCCGATCACAGTAGGATCATTAATTCATAACTAAATAACATTATGGCTGATTCTTTTATCAATAAACTCAACGAAACCACCACAGTAAAAGGTGGTGATTATACTGTATTTGATATTTCGGATTCTACTTCAGGTGGATTTTATACCAAAAAGATCACATACGAAAATTTATCAAACAAGATAAAAGTAGATGTTTCTGCTGCACTACAAACACAAATAGACACACTTCAAAATAATTTGAATATAGTAAGTAAGAGCATTGGAGACAAGTTAGATAAAAAAGGTCTTACTTTTGGTTCTAATGAAAAGATGACAGGAACACTAGTATTAAATTCTGGGGCTTTACTTTCAGCATTAGATGTCGCACATTTTAATAATACGGTCAATACACACAATAATAATATCGTAAATTTAAAAGATGGTGTTGCTGATTACGATGCAATTAA